ACCCTCGTGGATTGGACAGCACATAAATATATTATCGCCGTCTCTACTATGATCTATATTGAAGTGACTAAGTATAATATCAATGTTACGGAATATTATATCGCGTACCTTGTTAAGGTCAAGCTTCTTTTTCTCTTTTAGGGTATTCATTCCACAAATCTTTTATTATATTCATACCATATGAATCCACAATTTGCCAAAGTGTATGAGAACCACATCAAACTATGTGGATAATCTTTCTGGATGAGATTCCCTATAAATACTACTGCATAACAAAATGTAGCTATGGCTATAGCAATAACCGTCATTATTCTTCCTCCTCAAAAGGAGCGTCGGCACCGTCAAGGGCACCAGTGACACCTTGTGCTACTGTCCTGTTTTCGTCCCTTGTTCTGAGTTCTAATAATCTCGCATACTCTCCATGCATATTCATGTTGATGTAATTACCGTCTTCCATACCAGGTCCATGTCTAGCTGTTATTGGCACCAGTTTTCTATTGCCACCTCCCGGTCCATCTTCAGCGATTTCTTCTGGTGATTTCATTTTAAATATCGAAAAGGATGTACATAACCAAACCAATCTATCAGAGCCACTAACAGTATCTGTTGATTCCTTAGTTATCCCATCTCTATTGAGCTGGACAAAAGCAAGACAAGGAAAGTCATATTTTACGGCCAAGTTGTGCAACTCTGTAATTTGAAATCCTAACGCTTGATACTCCTGAATGTGACCAGAAATAGATCCTGAAGACATTAACTTTAGATAATCATACACAACAAGACAAGGATTAGTACGACCATTCTCATCCTGTCCGACATCCTGAATTAACCATCGCTTGATAATATTCATTATCTGTTCGAATGATTTACCAGCTACACTCGCATAGTTATACGGCATCTCCTTAATTTCGTCAACCGCGTTTTGTACATTAATGATCTTTTCTTGTTCATCTACAAATTTACCAGTGCCTACATCGTTAATAGGTATACCGCTAAGGTTGGAGATGATCCTGTTTAGATGGTCTTCCTGTGACATCTCTGTGTCCAGCATCAGCACGGGAATTCCCTTCCGAGCAACATGGATGGCTACATTATCACCAAATACACTCTTGCCAACTTTGGGTCGTGCGGAAACTAAATCTACACATTTCGGTCTTAATCCACCACCTATAGCTGCATCATACCTATCATAACCAGTAGACACGCCTACTTGGTCGCATCGATTCTCCATCAAAAATTCTAAGTACTCATCGATGCCCTTTCCTAATTTGTCTGATTTGTTATTGCCATCATCCTCGCGTAGAAAATCGGTAATAGGACTCTCCATGAGATTGATGATCTCATCAATACTCTCATCACCATTTATATCTTCTACATCCTTGGCTATACTAAGTGTAAGTTTCTTTATCTTACGAGCAAATTCAAACTTCTTAATCTGTGCGGCAAAATAGCATACATTATCTTTACTAATTGGAAATTCAAGTAATGAATTAATGTATTCTAACTCTTGGGTAGAGTTGACTACTTCTGACAGATTTAGTTGTTCGGCAGCAGACAGTATTGCTGGAAGATCTATTGTTACTTCACTCTGCAAAACCTTTGCTGCACACTTGTATAGAACCTGATTGTTCTTATGCGTAAAACTATTGACATCTATTATGTCACATACCTCTACATAGGATTCCATTCCATATGCAAAGAGTCCAGCCAGAACTGCTCGTTCTGCTCCAACGTCTGACAGCTTGTGTCCCATTAATTATTGCCCACCACACTTATTACACCGTTGAAATTCACCATATGCCATTCTTGGATCAATGTTAAAAGATTTACCACAGACATGACATTCGACACGAGATTTTTTGGGTGACTTTCGTTTTCTTGAAACTGGTTCATATTCAGGCGTAGAATTCAAATCGTCCTGATGTTCGCCAAGATCATCAGTCCATGTGTTTTTGCCAGCTACCACTTTTCTATCTTCCCTTCTCTGCTTAGTTCTGGTAACAGAAAAGTCATCATTGACTTGTGCTGCTGCCACGGAATCTCCATTACCTGGAGTGGAACTACTTTCTGTATTAGAAAGCAACTGTTTTAGTAACGTATTCTTCTCGTCGTCGGTCATGTCGCTGATATTAAAATCATTAACACTCATTTTCGTTTACCTTTCTCTAATAAACATTCGGCTTTCTTCCTGATATTAAACTCTCTACCTTCGAGAGATCTAATCCTAGACTCTGCTATATGTTTGAACTCTATCAATCTTTGTGCTACATGGTTATCCTTTGTTATCATCGCCACTTTAATTTCTTTGGTAGCATAGAATTTTTCTACATCCATAAAATCTCTTGCTACAATTTTATTAATGAATTCTTCACAGAACGATATTACATTTTGTTGTTTAGCTCGTTCTCCTATTAAGTAATCCGTATAATTATATAAAAGAAACGCATGATTAAAACAATCTTCTTGCGATAAATCTCTCAATTCTTGGCCTGAAAATGATTCAGCTTCTTTTAGTTCCTCGTGAAAGTTTGATGTTCCTAAATTTTTATTATTGATATAGTCATCAATTCTCTGAAGGAACTCCTTCAATTTTTCCTCGATATTAGAATTGTTCAATTTGTTCTCTCCAAGTTTCTACATCGTCACTATATTTCAAAACGATTAGTGAGATTTCATTTAACTCACACCAATCTTGCTTCAGGTTATCTCTTTTAATAGATTCTTTGAATCCTGCAATAGACTTATGAAAGAAGCCACAATACTCATAATGTTGCTTACCATGAACCTCAACAGCAAGTTTAATGTGCGGAACGAAAAAGTCAAGAAACAATGTGGACTTTAATCCTTGATTCCTACTTCCGGGAAGCTTGACCTCTTCAAGAATCCAATGACTACCATAAATGTCTTTTAGCATTTCCCTAGCTGATAAGTGTAATTTTGATCTTGGTCGCTCATCGTTGTTGCTTACAATGTATTTATGTAACTGGATCTTATAGTCTCTGTTGTTGAGACCTTTAATTTTCATAATACCTTCAGCTTGTCCTGTAGCATACCACAAAGTGTTGGATATCTACTCAAAAAGTCTGATACATTATCTACACCCTGAACCTTAAAAAACTTTTCTATTTCTTCAGGTTTACTAGTATCTACACCTTCTTCCTTTAATACTTTTTGTATCTCTTCGTTATCACTGTCGTCGATAAACACATTTAAAGTAAACCATGAGCCAGATTTTTTAATTAGTGATAGGTCAGCAGCTACATTGGCTACTTCTTTAGCCTCGTCTATACCTATGCCATATCTTATCCAGCTTTCCGTTTTTGTATTTGGAATTCCTCCAGCGGCAGAAGTTTTAATCAACCAATTAACCTTTTGACCGAGGTCTTCACCAGCAGTGGACTGCCAACGTTCTTTATGGGTTATCACCATATTTGTACTGGCTTGGTATTGCAACTGATTTCCACTATCAGATTTTTTTTCAGGACTCCATTTAGAACCACCAGTGTTAGCTATGTTATGAGTAATGCAAATCATAATAATACGGTTTTGTCTAATGTCCGCCGCAGTTCTCTTCAAAAAGATAGATAATAATCGAGGTAGCTGTGCCCTTACTCTAGATGTTAATGCACCAATCATCTCTTCTTCTGGTAACATATTAGATATAGAGTCAACGATGATAACAGCACCTTCATCTGATTTAATTACATCTGTTATAAAATTCAGATACTGTTCAGCAGATTTCATTTCGCCATGAGGACCAATAACATTTACCTCATCAACATTTAAACCTTTAATTCCTTCAAGATGCTTTCTCTCTAATCGACATTCTGTGTCTACATAATACACCCTCTTGCCCATAGCTTGTGCTTTGCTGGCAATGTGTAAACAGGTCACACTCTTACCTGTTTTCGGGTCGCCTGTCATTACGACGACTTGACCCTCTGTTAAGCCACCACCTAAAGCGTCATCTAAGGATGGAGACACGCTAAGATTCTTTAGATTTAAAATACTATCTAGAACCTTGTTGCCTTTAGCAATCATGTCGCCATGAACTTTATGCAATGAATTGCAGATATCATCATCTTTGAATTTAACTGTCTTATTGGTCTTTCTTTTTACCATCAAATTTCATGTTCCTTAATTCGCTAAGTTTTGATCTTTTTCCAAATGAAGCAGGTCTACTTGTTGGATTCTCTTTTATGTCAAGGTCTTGATTTTTATCGAGATTGTCTTGCACTATCTTATCATATTTCTTAATGATAGGCAAGGCTCGCCTGTTCTTTAGTGAGAATATTCTTCCAAACTCTTGAGAATTAATGGCCTTAACAATACCAGTTTCGCTGTACACCTTCAATAGTGCATTCGCAGCATATAACTGTTTTAAATATGTCCACTTCCAAGGGTTAATATTCCAAAACTTATATGGAAGAGAACCCTTGTTTTTAAATTGTGCGTACTTCATACACATAATTTCTGCAATATACGCTGCACAGGTACAATGCTCACCAGTAGACTGATGTTTATACTTGCTTTTTTCAGTTCTTTTTCGCATAGATTAAAGCTTCTTCAAAACAATCCTCAAGATTATCCTCAATTTCTTTATCAACAACCAATTCCGGAACAATCCACATCTTCTTATACACTTTATTCTGCTTCAATATCCCGGTTGTGAAGTAGTTTTTTGTAATTCCTCCGAATTGACCCATAGCAGAACGTATTAAGTAAATACCTTCTGCATCTGTTAGGTCTATATCCACCTCGTGCGAACGAAATTGTAGTGACATCTCTTGTATAAAAAGATCTTCTTCTTCGCATCTCTTCTTGACGGATAACCAACCGTCATACTTATCATAGTAAAACTCTTCACCATTTGTCAACCTGACATTGATCCAAATAGCGTGTTTATTTGACCGATACTGTTGCAGCCATTTATCTCTATTTTTTTTCATCTGTTTTCCCAGTTCCGGTTATACAGGTAGCCTGTCTAGATGTAATCTTATTACCAGTAGACTTAACACTATCGCTCATTTGTGAAGCATTCTGCGTCATCACAACAGAACCATTTCTAATCCCAAACTGAGAACCAACAGTAAATGCTTCTTCGGTTTCTTTATCTTCTTGCTTTTTACACTTAACAATGTGTCTCTTCACAAGAGTCTTTGCTCTATCAAGCTCCTTACACATATCATCAAGACTTATCGTCTTATGTTGTTCTTTAATATAAAATTCTTCTGCTTTTCCAAGCGGACCCTTTTTAACCATTGATAAACCCCCTTTGTGCTCTAATTATGTAAATATTGTTTTTTGTATTAAGGTACATCATATAGAAATCGAATATAGCCTTTGATACCTTTTTCATCTTAACAGTCTCTGTTCTTTTTGATCTGATACGAGATCGTAAAGGATCGCATATCATACCATCATCCTGCATTCTGACATAATAATGATCCACCTTGTCTTGAAGAAGTATTTTAGCAAATATGATTTCCTTGACATTTGAAACTTCTTTGCCGTCTTTATTAAACCATATAGTATCATGTTGTTCTTCTGGTAACGAGTTCGGATCTTGTATAAAATCAATATCCTTCATATTTTACCTTCCATAATATACGTTTGCTTTTGTTTATTTGTCATGTTAGCTATATCTCTAGTTGTAGCTGGCATGTCCTTATTTACTGGCTTCTGGCTGTTCTTCTTTTTGGCTGCAATATTATCTTCTATCTGCCCTTTATTATTCTTGTAGTTATGCTCTGCTAACTGACCAATAGTGCTAATGTCATTGCATATAACATGAGAGCCTCCATATAGAATCCTTTCTAGGGTACTCTTTCCACAGTCTGAGCATTTGCTTAAAGGCTTATCCTTAATGGATTGTTCTATCTCCAGTTCGTGTTCGCAACTGGTACATTTATAATGATAGGTAATGATTGTACTGTCTCCTAAGCTATGTGTCAATATGAAAAAGGGGTTCGCCTTTAAGTCCTATAAGTACTGGTATGTCATCTCTTGATGATGATGATTTTCGATCATAGGAAACCTTTAAAGTTACGCCTTTAAACCTTATAAGATTGAATTCAGTTTCGTGTGATAAGTTCATTGTAGATGTTCCATGTTCTAGTATGTCACGAACAGAAATACCTTTGACAGAATCATTAATACTAACTGGTTTTCCAAAATCTCCGATCCAACCAACTAATCCAGCAATTTGTATATCCTTGATTACTATATTTGGTTTACCTATTAAGTTCATCAATACCCTTTTTAATAGATCGTTTTGAGGTGGCTCATTCATAAATAATGTCCTACTAGGATGTTGCTTCAAGTGCTGTAAGTATTTTCCCGATAATACTATTACGCTGTATATCACTGTAATCAAAGTTAATAGTAGAGACACCTTCTATATTTTGCAGTCTATCTATACATACTGATAACCCACTTCTATGTTTGATGTCTGTTTGGTCTATGTCACCATTTATGATAACCTTAGAGTTTTCACCCATTCTAGTTATAAACATTTTTATTTGTTCTATCGTACAGTTTTGTGCCTCATCAAGTATCATTATTGAATCATGAAAAGTAGAGCCACGCATAACCTCTAAAGGTTTATAGCAAATCTTATCGTTGTTAGAATAATGGCCGTAATAAACTTGACCGAGGAAATATTTAAAATGCTCTTGCATCGGCATCAAGTATGGGGCTATTTTATCCAGTATGCCTCCGGGCAAAGATCCGATATCTTTACCCGTACAGACAAGGGGTCTTGTTATTATCACTTTATCTATATCATCTTTATGAAGATCACTTGAAGCTATGCCAGCGGCTATGAATGATTTTCCACTACCGCTTGGTCCAGAACAGAATACTACATCATTTTCTCTAATTGCTCTAATGTACTCCTTTTGATTATCTGTTCTTGCTACGAGGGGTTTAATTTTTGGAGTTGATTTTTTAGAACGTCTTTTCATTATGGCTTTCTATTGATTGGTAGCATAGGTTAAACACCAGACGATCCGAAACCTTTATCTTTTCTTTCCGACTCTGTGTCCATTATATTTTTCAAAGTTGCTTCAGGTAACTCTGTAGATTTAACCATTTTAAACTTTGGAACTTCTTGGAACAATATTTGTGCGACCCTGTCTCCAGGTTGTATTTCGACAGACACAGATGAAGTATTCAGTAAACATATTTTTATTTCACCTCTATACCCAGAGTCAATCACTCCTGCTAATACATCAATACCTTTTTTAACAGATAATCCAGATCTAGGCCAAATCAATCCGACAAACGATGGGGGTATTTCTAAAGACAGTCCAGTGCTAACCATACTTCTGCTACTATGGGCAGGAATGATTACTGGATTAATTGAATATAAGTCCCATCCAGCATCTGAGTCGTGAGACTGAGTTGGTACATGTGCATTGGGTGCAAGTAAAGTATATTTAATTTGCCAGAAATCCCCCATAGATCTCTCAACTGGTTCTAAAAATGGGGATCTCTCTTGCGTGTCGGTCCTTCCCAGCTTATTAGTGTCCATTTATATCAATTCCTCTATAGGGTTTCTATGTTCCAATAAATATTGTGGCCTACCAGTATTGTCGATAATTGTTTCGGTTCTTGGATCAATGCCTATTGCTTTATACATTGTAGCACAAACTTCCTGAATATGCACAGGTCTATCTACCGCCTCTTCTCCGTACCTGTTAGTAGATCCGATTATCTGGCCGTGTTGCATTCCACCACCAGCCAATAAGGCACAGCTTACTGCACTCCAATGATCTCTTCCCGCATCTTTATTTATTTTAGGGGTACGTCCAAATTCCCCCCAAACAACCACAGTTACATTATCAAGCATACCGCGTTCATCAAGATCTCCAACCAACGCAGAAACACATTGGTCCAGCTTTGGACCGTGGTCTCTAACTAGCCCAAAGTTATCACCATGGCTGTCCCACCGACCATAATTTAATGTTACGGATCTGGCTCCAGCCTGTACTAATCTACGAGCTACTAAAAGTTTATGATTGTTTGTTGCGGCACCGTCATATTGGTATTTATAAGGTTTTCCAGTACCATATCTTTCAAGAGTCTTGGGGTTTTCTTTTGATAAGTCTAGAGCATCTAACAACTTACTGGACATTAGAACATCAAAACTTTCTTCTGTTAGTAACTTCATATCAATATTAGATATGTCAACCCCCCTGAGTAAATCCTGCCTTTTCTTAAATCTATCTTTAGAGATATTGAGTTTTAGGTTTTTCATCATCTGACCATTAGGCGTAAATGATTGATATGCCGTACCTAAATATCCGGGCTTCTCAAAATCATACCAAGGAGAATGAGATGTTTCTTCAAGCAGTGTTATATTGGGAGGCACCGCAATAGTAACTGGTCCCAGCACTTTAGACGCCGCAGATCCAATTGCTGGATAAGTTGATCCAGAGACTTTGTCTTCTCTGAGCCAACCAGTCGTACATTGGTATCCATCGTGTCTATTTTTACAACCAACAACAGACCGTATAGCTGTAAATTTATCGAACATCGAGGCGATCATTGGGAAACATTCACCAATTTGAATACCAGCAACATTGGTAGAAATTGGTTTAAATTCTCCACGTATCTCAGTTGGAGCCTTGTCTTTGATATCCCACATATCTTGATGAGGAGGACCACCACCTAGAAAAACATTAATTACCGCCTTGTGCTGAGTTCCGTTTTGCTCCTGTGCCTGTAATATTTGAGGTAGTGAGAGAAGCCCAAGACCACCAGCGGTTAAAAAACCTCTTCGTAATATATTCATGTGTACCTACCTAACTTTTATAGCTTTTAATATCATCAGAACATATTCCAGTACACAGACTTACATCATCATTGTGTATCTCTGGTAATACAGCAATGCTATTTTGTACTGGTTGTTTACCTGGATATACCCATAGATCACCTTTGGATGTGAGCGTACAATCATCTACATTGTGAAAGAAATAGTTCAATTCTACTGAGTCTTGTTGTGCATCTTTAATAAAACATATCGTTGATAAGTCTTTACAGTGAACCCATAAATTAACACACCTGTCTGTTAACCAATTGAAATCTATCTTATATGTTGGTTCATCATGGCCTAACCATAACGCATGTTGATGATACCATATATCTACTTCTACATCATACCCAAGCTCAATTGCCTCATCTATATAGGCAGGATGATTTTCTCTGTGCTCAACTCTGCCATTAATATTACCTCTATGAGATATCAATACTTTCATTGCAGTATCCTATTTATACCTCTTCAGAATGACGATAAATATGATGACAACCATTTATACCATCCAAAAGATAATAATCATTAAATTTCATATTGTGTCTTTTAATTCTGGCACCCTTTGTCAAACCAAGGACCGCTCCTTCTGCGTTGCCAGTTTTAGAAATAATATTTTTGAAAAATTCATCGTCTTTATTAAAAGTGTTATTTATTATTTCATGTCTGGCAAAAACAAAATGATCATTAACTTGGTGCGGTGGTACTCTGAAAGTCATATTGTCAGAATACCTAGAATGTCGTAACGATGATGTGTTATATTCGTTGTTGAACCATTCGTTTAAATTTTCAATGCGTAAAAAAGCATCGTTTCTAATAAGCAGTGTGTAATCGGGAATAAAATCACTTTCATTCAAATAAGCTACTGCTACTTGCCTACACTTAAGCATATAATAAATGTTTAAATAAGACCCCCCGCTAATAGGTGACTTGTTTTTCTTCTGCCCAACAAAATTTGGAACATTTTCTACCACCCAGTCAATTTTTGGTTCGTCAGCCATGTGAAAAAAATCTACATTATCTTTTATTTTGTTGGCTACTTTATCTGGAATTGACCAAGTCACAAAATAACTTTTCACGTTGTAGTCTTTAAAATTATTACAAACGTGAGAAATGTTCTGGATCGTTTCATCTAAATCTGTTCGTAAAATGCCAGTAAATAAAACTGCTATTTTCATTTGTAGTTTTCTAAAAAATATTTTAAATCTTCTGGTGTTCCTAATCCCCACATTTTAGGGATATGAAATGTACGAATTCTTTTACCGTCACTGATTGCTTGGTTAAATACAGGACAAACATAAAACTCATTATTTACTCTGATGTCTTTTTCAATCATATCCTCCGCATACTTTACAAAATCGGAACCATGTTTCCAATAATAGTATCCCACAGTAGCAATATTTGATATTGGATTCTTTTCTGCAATTTCAGTTACTAATCCTTGTTCGTCTACTTTAGCAAAACTCCACTTTGGATGTGTTGCTTTAAATGATACAATACCTCCATCTGCATTAGTTTCATTCATTTTATATAAAAACTCATTTGAATCCCATTCAACAAACTGGTCTGAGTTAGCAAAGAATAATGGATTTTCTGAATTGATGTATTCTTTTGCAAGAATTGCAGTACATGCTGCTCCTTCTGTAATACCATCTATTTCAACAATCTTACAATCTGGCGTGATTAGATTTAGTAAAGTATCTAAGTTATATTGTTCTCTATGTTTTTTTTGAACAACATAGATAAAGTTTGCCTTGATGTTTAGATTCTCTACCACTAATTGAATCATAGGTTTACCCTTGACATCGATGAGTGGTTTAGGGAATGTATATCCAGCCTGTTGGAATCTACTCCCTGCTCCTGCCATCGGAATCAATACATTGAGAGTCTCATCCCTCCACGCAGGTATCAATTGCTGTTCTCCCATTTTTACCTGTTCTATTTTTTTTAATATCTTGTTAAGAGTTACATCTTTTGTATTTTTGACTCTCAATATATGAGATTTCGAACGAGACGCTGCAAGTAACCCATATGGTGAATCTTCTACAATCAAAGTTTCTTCAGGTAGACAATTCATCATTGATATTGCATACCAATACATTTCCGGATGTGGTTTTGAATTTTTGACATCTTCATTAGATACAATCAAATCCATAAACTCCATTACACCCAATTTAGATAAAACTGTAAGCACTGTTTTTCTAATTGAATTAGAGCATACTACAATCTTATATCCATCATTAACCAAAGAATCCATTAATTCAATAAGAGTTGCATTTGGTTCTAATTGTTTTAATTTTTTTAAGGTTAGTTTTTGTTTAGCTGCCCAAATATCAGAATGTAATTTTGTTGGTAATCCTTTCTTTTCAGATAACATCTGTAGTTTTTGAGCTGTTTTCAATCCATCATAAGTGGACAAGTGTTCGTTCCAATTTATAGAATATTCATTACCTAATGCTTCATTGAGTGCATCGTAATGGATATTCTTAGCCTCAACTAAAACTCCATCTAGATCAAATATTATTAACTTTATTTTACTCATTTTTCTGAAATAACTTTTATTTGAAATATACCAGTGTCTTTAGAGTGTTGAACACATCTATCATGATAATTATCATCTTTATATGACTGTTCCCAATCAGGAGTCCAAGTATGCAATAAAACATCTGAACTCAAAACCTTAAAGTTAGCTAATCTAACTAAATTACCAAGACTTTGAGGGCACCATGAATACAAGTGCTGATTCTTATCGTTTGTATCATAAAAGAATCCATCCCTATTGTATTGTTCACAAGGAACTACAATTAACAACATCCCACCCTTTTTAACTTTCTTATAAACATCTTGTAAAGAAGCCAGGGGATCAGGTACGTGTTCGAAGGCGTGATTTGATATTACTATGTCTATAGATTCATCTTCAATAGAATTAAAGTCATTGGTTACATTTAGTCCATGACCCCTTGCTCTTTCAAGAGCTTTATCATTTACATCAAAACCAATTTTCTTTTTACAAGTAATCTGCTCAAGTAAAAATCCACCACCACAACCAAAATCTAAAACTGTATGTTCCTCTTTTATGTGTTTTTCAAACTTAAACAGGTTTAAGAATCCGCCTATCTTGCCTATTTTGCTTTGATAGTCCCAATACTCTTGATCATATTTGATAGTCATAAGGATAAATTTCCAAAATCTACATCGTTTAAATCATTAGTACTAGCACCAATCTTATAACTGGTGATTTCATGTTCTTGAGGTGCAACTTGAACAGCCTCGCTATTCATCCACGGTTGTGTCCAACCAGCTATGGGGTTTTTACCTACATTATCATAAGGTAATCCGATAGTCTTACGTCGTGACATACATAACCAATCGATGTATTGGTGTAGCACCGCCGCATTCAACCCCATAATCGGTCCATCCTTAAACAAATATGTAGCCCATGCTTTTTCTTCATTAGCTGCCCTTGTAAACATTTCTACCGCAGCGTCTTGACACTGTTCTGCTACCTTAACAAATCCTTCACTTTCCTCTCTGTGAAGAATTTTCAATATCTCTTGAGTATTAGAAAGGTGTAATGCTTCATCCCTTTTAATAAGCTTGATAATATCGGCATTGCCCACCATTTTCTTGTTTTCTGCAAAAGCAAATGAGCACACAAAACTTACATAGAATCGTACAGCCTCAAGAATATTAATACTAACAATAGTCATATAGATTTGTTTTTTGAGATCTGCTGTTTTAGCATCTGCCATCCCCATAAGATTGTTATAATCCTCGATAGCACTTGACGCTCTTTTCATTATCTCCTCGTCTTCGTAAATACCATCGAAGACTTCTTTAGGATCAGCATAGACATTCTGAATGATATAAGAGTAACTTTTACTATGGACTGCCTCAAAGAACATCCATGTTATTAAGCATTTCTCTAATTCAGTATTAGAAACATATGCCATCAAGGTAGGGACGCCACGACAAATCACGGTATCAAGCATAGTCTGATACTTAAGATTAGAAGTAAAGATAAACTTCTCGTTATCAGACATTTCTTTAAAATCAGACCTATCCTTCTTCAGTTCTATCTCTTGGGGTTGCCAGAAAAATTCTATCATCTTCTCGTCAAGATTAGTAAATACTGGGTATTTAGGAAGATGATACATTTGGGGACCAAGATCCTTACCTAAAAATAGAGGCTGGGTCATTGGATTTATATTTTTAGTATTAAAGATAGTTTTCATATTGCACAAGCTCCGCTTTCACAACCCATATCTTTTTCAGTGTCACCATCTCCATCAGGAGTATTGGCGTAGTAAAAATTCTTCAAACCATATTTATAACCATAGATCTGATCTTTAATTAGAATACTCAGAGGAATGTTGCCGTCTTCATAGTGTGCATAATTATAATATAAATTAGTACTGATTCCCATGTCTACAAACTTCTGAAGCACAGCGACGGTATCCATAAGGATTTTATTATCTTTAATGTCCCAAGCCATTGTGTAATGATTTCTCCGAGAATAATAGTTAGGAACTAATTGCTTGAGAATGCCATTCTTAGCTTTCTTGTAAAGAAGTAGACTTCTCACCGGCTCAATACCATTCGTACTATTCTGGATAACACTACTGGATTCGCAGGGCATAATGGCAGACATAGTTGAATGCCTCAAGCCGTATTCCTTGATTCGTTTTCGCAACCCCTCCCAATCCATATTGTAACGTGGCTTAACCAGCTTGTCAACTGATTTTTTATACCAATCTATAGGAAGTAGTCCATCTGCATATTTTGTATCCCCAAATTTCTCACATGGACCAAGGGCTTCTGCTAACTTGCAGGAAGCGTCCAACAAATTCCATTGGATTTTCTCCATAGTATCGTGAATAAGCTGTAAAGCCTCTTTCTCGCCATATTGTAATTTATTTTTTGCTAAGAATCCAGCGAGGTTCGTAATGCCAATACCCAATGATCTACGGTTTTTTGTGAAGTTTTCTCCAGCCAAAACGGGATAATCCTGATAATCAATGACATACTCTAAGGTGTTAACTAATACGTCGCAAGCCTTTGCTATATCATCATCAGAACTTAGTTCAAGTAAATTCAAAGCACCTAATATACAAATACCAATTTCGCCATCGGGATCATCAATAGATTTAATAGGAGTTGTGGGCTGTAGAATTTCCTGGCAAAGATTTGACATTTTAACAGGAATGTTCCAAGGGCTACCATCATTACAGTTATCAATATTCATTGAGTAGATTCGCCCAGTCTCTAATCTCTCTCTAGCAAATACCTCTGCAAGTTTTCTAGCCGGGATTTTCTTCTTGAACTTAATGCTGTAAGCATTCTCATATTTCAAATAAAGCTCATCAAATTTTTCATTGTCACCAAATGCATCATATAGACCTTTGCATTCATCGGGACTAAACAGTGTAATGTCTTCATTTTTAACTAATCGGTCAAAGAAAAGATGACTGAACTGGATTGAGTAATCCAATTTCCTGACTCTGTTATCGTCTGTGCCAGCATTATTCTTCAGAACTAAAATGTCTTCGATTTCGTAATGCCAAAATGGTACGTGTACTGTCGCAGATCCTCCACGTAATCCATTCTGACTCGTAGACTTTACGGCTGATTCAAAGTTTTTCAGGTAGGGAATTAGTCCAGTATGAATGACTTCCCCTCCCCTTATTGGAGAATTAATTGGTCTCATTCGTCCAATGTTCAATCCTATGCCAGCACGGCGGGCTGTATATCTTCCAACCGCATGGACAGAGGCGAATATGCTATCAAGATCATCGTCAATATCTACCAGTACACAGGAGGCAAACTGCTTAATAGTAGTTCTCACTCCAGCCATAATTGGTGTAGGAAGATTTACTTTAAATGTAGAATATGCATCATAAGCTCGTTTGACTTCTTTTATATCACTGAATAGACACATAGCTATCAAAATATATGAGAACTGAGGAGTTTCGTACAGCTCATTAGTAGACCTGTTCTTTACCAGATATTTGTCAATTAACTGTTGCAAGCCAGCATAGGTAAATAGGTCATCACGGCTATGATGGATAAATGTTTGGATTTTATCAATTTCTTGCTCAGTCCATTTATCTAAAATAAAGGGGTCATAAATACCTAGTTCTACTCTTTTGGCAATAAAATCATAAAGACGAGGAGCATTTCCGCTACCCCACACATCCTTCCTCAGTGCCATATTTAACAGCCTAGAGGCTACATATTGATAGCTTGGTGCAGCTTCTGATATAAGATCATTAGCTGACTTAATAATCAACTTGTGGATATCCGAAGTCTCAATCTTATCATATATAGAAAGATTAGCATTCATCACAATATCGGAAAAGCTTACTCCATTTATCCCATTCGTAGCCCATTGTACAACTTTGTGGATTTTTTCAACATCAAATTCTGCCAGACCTCCGCCCCGCTTCGTTACGTGCATTTCTGTTCCTTTACATTATAATAACTTTTTCCTAACAACTGATAAAACCCACGACTTACTCATATATCCATTTCGGATGATAGCTGTTTTTAAGTCTCCTCTATTCAGAATAACAATGGTCGGATATGATCTAATCTTGTAGTATTTGAAGTACTTTTTATGTTCTTTTTTGTCGGCGTCAAGTGTTATAAGTTTAGCATCGTGCTTGTTAAGTTCATCAATGACCTCTTTATCTTTCCATACTAATTTAATCATCTGTCTACATGGTGGACACCAAGTGGCACCAAAATGATAAACAATATACTTGCTATCTTTTTTAGATGATGTTTGTTTAGTATCTAAGATGTCAAATGGGGTCGGTGGATCTATTTCCTTGGCAGCACAACCGTTAACGAGCAATGCCAACAAACTAACACATATTAATAACCGATTTTTCATAGTAACCCGTCAGAATATTGTGGTAAAAAATGGGGGATCATTTGATCCCCCTAGCATCAGATAATATTAAGTCTTATGACTCGAATACGTTCTTTGCTTTATACTCATCAGTTGTTGGTGCAGCGAGACCACCATAATGGTAGGTCAATTCACCAGGAATAGCCCTAGATGTAGTAGCGGCATTGTCTACTGCAGTACTAAGTCCGTCACCGGAAGGAGCCGCATAATTCTGGACATCGCCAGCATTAGCACCCTTAGTGAAGTTAGGCGTGATTTGCGTAGAAGGAACGGCATACATATCGAATGTACCACCACCTGCACCAAGTCGCCGGGTGGTTACCAATTCATGGACGTTATCCTTGATAGCACCATTGTAATCAGCACCAGGTGTAGCAAAATCAGTGTAGGCAACATTACTCAGAGTAGTAGTTACTCCACCACCTCGCATAACCCATTGAGTCGCAGTTGAATCATAAGCAAGGGTTCCACCCGATAAAGCTTTAGCGACACCCGCTCTATCTGTCGTGGCTGCACCAGTTCCATCATTAGCAATAACCTTGGACCCAACTGATGTGCCAAAATCATCAGCCATTGAGCGAATAGTAACACTGTTCGTAATTGGACCAGTTGTCGTGTCGGCATTCCCTGCTTGAGCCAAGGAAGCACCATCGTTTTTTGTACTCGTACTTGTAACAGCCGAAGAACCATCAGAAGCTTGCACTGTAGACATAATTAACGTCTCCTATAAACCTAAACTAAAAAATAAATTCCTCGGTATCCTCTGATATTCCTTATTGTCCACACTATTATACACCATTAAGCAAATTGCTTTTAAGCCTTTCAAGGTCTTTTTTGATTTTAACTCTAATTGTTTGGCCTGATTTTTTTGTTTTGTCTGCTATTTCTTGGACCGTCATTTCTTTATAATATCTATCATAGATGATATCAGGGTCTTCACAATAAGTGTAGATTTCGTCCATCATATCAACGTATTCAAGTGTTTTATATGAACAGTCTGTATTAGCTATGTACGAAAATTCTTTTTTGTGGATATTCGTCCTATAAAAGGCTTGGCATTCCATAAGAACACCAATATAGAGATAACTGGAAAACTTGCAATTGGAACCTTCTTCATAGCTTTGCAATGCTTTCCATACGGCATTAATGATACAGCTATCAATTTCCTCCTTGTTCATAGAACCATAGAATCGCGATGCGGCCCTATTGGCTATTTTAAGAAGTGCTGCATCCCGCATAATCTCAATTATCCTGTCGTTCATCAGTGTCTTTTCCTAAAAGGGTCTTTTCGATACCTTGTCTAACATCTCTAAAATCAAACATCCTTCCAACTCCCACAAAAAATCTATACCTACTACAGACCTTAAGTATTTCTACACCATCTTGACGGCTAAGTTGTGTCTTGATATCATCAGTTAAATTAAAGTTAGCATGTCCTACCCAACAATCAAAGTTGGCCATGAGATTTATTTCACTTGTTATCTCGTCAGGAACACTAATTATAACTTTCTGTGACAACTCTTCTTGGCCCTCTTCTTCTTCTTCTTCGTATGACGGTTGTACGTCTGGCGGTTGTACGCCTGGAGAATTTAAGAACGGTTCTAAATCCCTGCTATTTGCAATAGACTTAGAGATCATATCTATGATAGGTGAATTTATCTGACCTTCTATCACATCTTCATATTTCTGCCAACCGATTTTTCTTTTGAGCATGGTTTATCTCCTTGACAGTTATCATATCATATCCAATGGACTAACGCAAGGAGATATATCTTCTGTTTCTGATATCTCTTCTGTTTCTTCTGTTTCTTCTGTTTCCATTGTGGATGATACCATTTCTGCTTCTTTAGTTTTCAGAGCTAAAAAATGTCCTAAAAAACTTTCGTGATCTTTTGAATCCATACCTTG